ATGCAAGAAGAGATCAGTGAAGAAAATATAGAGATTGAGTGGGAGTTTGAGGACGACTCAGACAATCAAGAAGAAGAATGACTATTGAGTTTACAAAGCACCCAATCATCAAAGCCCCTACGGACGAAGAGATTGTTCTTCTGGGCGAGGCTGACCCTAAGCTCCTGTCTGACTTACACGAGGCTCACGAGGGACGCATACGTTCAGCAGAGAGTGACCCCCTGCACTACGGCTTTGAGCTAGAGGGATGGAAGCACGTAGACAAGTTCTTTGATACGGTAAACACTGTCTTTGTTAGTGGGGGTAACCGTAGCTCTAAGACAGAACTGGGAGCTAGGACTGTGGTCAAGGCTGCACTAGAGAACCCAAACTCTGAGATTGTATGCTTTGCCCAGGACAACGATGCATCGGTTCGTGTGCAACAACGTGCGGTTTATAATTACCTACCACCAGAGCTAAAGAAGAAGTCTAAGTCTACTGTAGAGTATTTGAACTACACGTTTAAGAATGGCTTTACTGGTGCTAGCTTTATCTTACCCAACGGTTCTACCGTTTACTTTCACACCTACTCTCAGTTCATTGCCAACCGATCTAAGTTTGAAGGTTTGGAAATTGGTAGTAAAGCACCTAAGTGGCACAACATTGGTCTGTGGCTTGATGAGTATCTAGAGGAGGGAGACTTGGTAAACACCATGCGTTTCCGTTTGGTTACCCGTAACTCTAAGATGCTGATGACCTTTACCCCCATTGATGGCTACACGCCGTTCGTGGCTTCGTTCTTGAAGGATGCAGAGACTCGTAAGACACGTAATGCAGAGTTGTTAGATAATGAGGAGGTTCCCTTTGTCCAATACAGCAAATCTAAGGACGCCGGGATTGTTTACTTCCATAGTGAGTTAAACCCGTTCGGTGGGTATGAGCGTATACGCAAGGAGTTACAGAACAGCTCTAGGGACGAAGTATTGACCCGTGCTTACGGCATACCAGTCAAGAGCATGAACACACTGTTCCCGTCGTTTAACACAAATGTCCACACTTGTGACAAACTACCAGCCATCACAGAAAAGACCCACACCGTCTACCAGGTAGTTGACCCGGCAGGTGCAAGGAACTATGTGGCTTTGTGGGCGGCAGTAGACAGCAAGGGGTATGTAACCGTCCTCAGAGAGTGGCCAGACCGTGACAGCTACGGTGAGTGGGCTATCTTTGGTGATCCCCGTTGGAAGTTTGGTCCTGCATCTAAGAAGATTGGATACGATGTGCAGTCCTACGTCGATGAGTTCCGTATGATTGAGGAAGAACTTGGTGTAGAAGTATTTGAGCGTATAGGTGACTCCAGATACTTTGCCCGTGAGAACGAAGACAACTCTGACTTGTTTGAAAGCTTTGCGGACAAGGGTATGTATTTTGTTCCATCGAACGGAGCAGACATTGATTCTGGCATTGCAGCTATTGACGAATGGATGAAATACAACCAGAACTTGCCAGTAGACGAAAGCAACAGACCTTTGCTGTCTATACACGAGTCCTGCGGTAATTTAATATACAGCCTACTAAACTGGGGTCACCAAGGTAAACGGGACGAGCCACTAAAGGACTTCGTTGATTTACTTAGATACCTACGCATGGCTAATGGCGGAATGGGACCAGATTACTTTTCAACAACAAATATGGAAACAACAACTAAAGGAAGAGGAGGATACTAATGGCTAAAAAGAAATTAACACAGATAGCACTTGAACAAGAGGTGGAGTTTGAAGAAGCTATGGAAATAGCACAGGACAAGCTACCTGAAGGTTCATTGACTGGGAAGGGGAAGAATACGTGGGTAAACGAGGAAGGCACAGCCATCCTAGAAGAGTCCTTCATGATTGAAGAGATTATACCCAAGCACTACACTGGTAATGTTTTAGCTGAATGCCCAAACCCTAGATACAATTATGTCTTTAACAAGGAGCTTGGCAAGAGGGTTCCAATGCTTGTCCCCCGCAAGTGGCAAGGTCGGCTAATAGGAAAGGTCATAACCTTTGAGGCAATATCAGATCACATCGGAACTAGCTACAGATATGTGCGAAAAGGAAAGTGACATCACATTAAATCGCAATTGGTGCAGGGAACAAGTAGATAGATTTGCTGCTTGGGAAATGCTAAGGAGATACATATTGCATGAAACAAGAGTTGCCATGACCAATGCAGAGCTATGTGATACAATAGGCGTATCATCTACTTATACAATTCGGTTGTTAAAATCCGTGCACAAAAGATTAGAACCAAAAAATGATAACTGATAGCGTTTCCGAGTCTCTCACATATTTACAGGACGAGCCAGATATTAAGACTCTCCGTCTAGCCTATGACCAAACGGTCACCGAGCTAGAATCATACTTCGACCTATGTCGGACATCTTACGATGACCGCAGAAACTTCTGGCCAGGCAAGAGCCGTGACCACCGTAAACACGGAGCCGATGCTTTCCCTTGGGAGGGTGCGTCCGACATGGAGTGTCACCTCATTGATGAGCGTATCACAAGGCTAGTATCATTATTTATAGCATCCCTGAACCGTGCAAACGTCAGGGCATTCCCAGTAGAAAGCGGAGACATCGCACGTAGCCGTATCGTGTCTGGTTTCTTAAAATGGATGGTATCTTCCGGATACATACCTAGGTTCCACCGTGAGATGGAGCTAGGAGCTAATTATTTGCTTGAGCGAGGTATATTGATTACATATATTGGTTGGCAGAAAGAAGATCGTAGAATCCTGCAACAACTGGATTTGAATCAAATTGCACAGGTTAGTCCTGATGTTGCTGACGCTATACAGAACGGCAACGACGACGAACAGCTAGTTGCCTTGCTTCAAGCAACCTTTGAAGGAACAACAAAGAAACGTGCCAAGAAGGCATTACGTGAACTAAGAAAGACTGGTGTCGCTGAACTTCCTATCGTTCGTAGACAAGTCAATGCCCCTGATGTCAAAACACTTGCACCAGATGGCGACTTCTTTTTCCCACCCTATGTCACTGACCCACAACGCGCACCCTACTGCTTCTGGAAAACCTACTACACACCACAGGAACTAGAGAATAAAGTAGTTACTGACGGATGGGACGAAGACTTTGTAGACTACATCATATCTAAGTATAGAGGTGTAAATATTGACTCTATTGAACGCGAGCAAGAAGGTCGTCGCAGCCTAAGCCTATCTGACAATGCCTACGAGGCTGATGAGCTAGTAGAAATCTGCTATGCGTATCAACGTCTCATTGACCCAGAAGATGGAGCAGAAGGCATTTACTGCACAGTATTCCACAAGGAGTTCAGTGGTAATGAACTAGCCCCAGGCTATGCTAAGTTTGAACTACTAAATGGATACGAAGACTATCCTGTAGTAGTAACAAAGCTATCTGAAGACAGCAAACGCTTATACGACACAACTACTGTGCCGTCTATCCTACGTGGCCTACAGAACCAAGTTAAGGTTGAGCGTGACTCACGAGTTGACCGTAACAGCCTAGCTACTTTACCTCCCATCCTTCACCCAGTTGGTCAAGCTCCCAACGATTGGGGACCCGGCAGATTGATCCCGTATCGCCGTAAAGGTGATCTGGACTTTGCTCCTACGCCCCCACCACCTACTGGTTCCATTGAAATGGAAGACACCCTCCTTACCCTATCGGATAAGTTAGTAGGGCTAGACGAAGGTTCTCAAATCAGCCAAATACGCAAGCAGTTCTTGGTAGATAAGTTCCTTAGCCACACTGCTGAGGTAATTGGGATGGCTTACAAGTGCTTCCAACGCTTTGGACCAGACGAAGTATTTTTCCGGGTAACAGGTGTTCCTGATGCTCAAGTATTCGACAAGGGTAACCCTGACGAAAACTTTGACATCATGGTTAACTTTGACGTTCAGAACAATGACCCAGAGACTGTAGAGAAGAAACTACAACAGTTCGTAGCATTGAATCAATTAAACGCCAACAACCGTCTAAACGTAGATAGCCTACTAGATGTTGCTGCCGCAAGCATTGACCCAGTAATGGCTGATGCCGTCCTACAACCTGTAGAGACAGCACAACAACAAGTAGTTGAACAGGTTACTGACGACTTGGCTAAAATCTTTGCTGGTATTGAAATGCCCGCTAGACCTGCTGGTGCTCAGATTGCCCTTCAAGTTGTAGAGCAATACGGACAACAGCCAGATATCGCACAACGTCTACAGACCGACCAAGCGTTTGCCGCTAGGTTACAGAAGTATATAGGTCAATACACATTCCAAATGCAACAAGCTCAGAATGCACAGATTGGACGAGTGGGCACAGCCCCCGCCCAGATGGGTCAGATTGATACACAGGGTCTATAGTCCCCGTTTATTGACAAATACTTACAATCTGTTTAACGTCACGCAATCCACAGAGATATCATGCAAATACAAGACGACATACAAACACTTCATAACTACGAGGCGTTTGCTCGCTTCATGAAAATGATTCACGAACTACGTGAAGAAACTATTGCTGAGTTGCATGAGGCAACCAGTGACAACATACAACAGGTATCAGGTCGTATTATTACTTACGATCAAGTGCTACAATTAGTTAATTGGCAGGAGCTTTCTAAGAAGCATTCCGAACGCATGTAACTACCTGTGTTATAATTCAAAAATCGCCATCGCTCGGCGTTAATGAGTGGATAAATTATGACAGAAGAAATAGCAACTGCTGACGCTGAAGCAGGTAAAATATCAGTGGACAAGACAAATATATCCGTCACGGATTTTGCTCAAAAGCGAATTGGTGATCTTGCTCCTGGGACTGAACAGCCCCAAGAACGGGAAGCCGAAGAAGTTATTGAGCAGGAGACTGAAGAGGTTGTTGACGAATCGGTAGATACCGAGGAAGCAGAAGCATCTGAAGAATCCTTAGAATCCGAAGATGTTCTTTCACAGTTAGACCTGGACGATATGTCCGAGGAAGATTTGCGCGAACTGGCTGACAAGCTTGGTAGCCGTGCTGTAGCTCGATTCGGTGAATTGACTGCAAAACGAAAGGCTGCCGAAGAAAAGCTTACTCAACTTGAGGCACGACTCAAAGAAAAACCTAACCCATTAGAAACGAAAAAGGTCGAGAACAACCCATACGGGAATCTTGATACTATCGAAAAGCTACAACAGAAATCAACTGAGGTTGACCAAGTAGTAGAGTGGGCTGAGGACTTGATCTTTGAAAGTGATGGCTATGGTGCAGATGATGTAGTAACAGAAGTTGAAGGTAAGGAGTGGACAAAGAAAGATGTGCGACAGGCTCTACTAAGAGCACGTAAGGCACAGAAGACTTTTCTACCTGACCAACTATCTAAGGTTCAGCTACGTGCGGAGGGAGAAGTGCTAACAAAGCAGTTCGACACCCAAGCAAAGCAAGAACTATCTTGGCTAGAAGGTGAGGACAACGACTTACGCAGACAGTTTGAAGCTACAGTGGGAGACGAACGATTCAAGAAACTAAAAAGTGTTCTGAAACGTGAGACTCCTGACATCGCCGCCCAACTAGATTATTGGTTTGCCCATGCTACAAATAGCATACATGGCCGTAAACTGGTAGGCACTACCAAAAAAGCTCCTACGTTAAATCCTCCCAAGACCGGTAATCCAGCCTCTGCCCAATCCGAAAAAGGAATGGGAAGAACTGCCAAGGCTCTAAAAGAATTAGAAGCCAGGTTTAAAGAAACGGGTAATGCTAGAGACTTTGCTGCTCTTCGAAAACTCAAAATGAGCAACCGCTCATAAAATACTAACTCATTAATAATAACTAAATACAATGTCATTCTC